AGCGCAGGGGAAAGTGCTGAAAGACCTCTACACTCAATTGTATAGTGAGTCGAAAAAAGTATTTATCACACGAGATCACCCATACAATGATATTTTATTTGTCAATGAGAATGTATATGGGTTTATGTCATGCGGTCCTAACACGAGAAATCTACCAATTGCTACATATGGAATGGCTTTAACATGTAAAGATCCAGCAGAAAATTGGATTTTTGTATTCTTTCTTCCGACTTCGTTAGAATCTTTATACGTGAATTTTTATAATGGATATAATGACACTAATAGCTGGACTGGATGGCACAATATTTCTTTTACAAAGACTAAATCGTAAACTTATGGAACTGGTCAAGCATTGAAGAAACTCCTTCTGGGTAATTTTAGGAGCTATCCATTTGCCAACGTAAACATAGTAAAGATTCTCAATTCAATATCACTTAAATCGGTTGATCCCATGTTTTTTACAGAATATAGTACATTTTTTCCTATGACCCTGCAAGCTGTAACGGAACAATTTGTATACCCATTTCCATTAAGGTAGAAACCGGTTATAGCTGCTGTAGTCCATTTATTATTTTCAAAATAGGATTCCGGAATGTTATATGTTTTCCCAAATACTTCACCACCGTTCGCTTTTAATGAACCTATCGTAATTGAGACTTCTTCCCATTTAAACATATACGATTTTTTTACCAGATTATTTAGAGTGCTCATCTCACTATACAATTGAGTATGTGTTCTGGGTAAATGCCCTATCAGAGCCTCCATCCTTTACAATGAAAAGCGAAGGAAAGGAGGCTTTTATGATAGAGCAGATTATCAAAAACGTACTTAATGCGATGACGTCGCGGCTGGATCCGGAGCAACTGGAACATCTCAGCAACGTACTCTATTTGAATTTCCATGGAAAAGAGATCCAGGAAGAGCACACAGAGCTGGTGGACACAGGAGAAGATGGAGATGAAGCGAAGATCCGGATGTTCGTGGCCAGCAAGATTGCCATGAACAGGAAGCGAAAAACACTGCAGCATTATGTGAAAGAAGTTAGAAATGTTTTAGCATTCCTCGGAAAGAGCATTGACGCAGTGACGGGAATGGATCTCAGGATGTATTATGGTTATATGCGAGAAAAGCGAGGAATCAAGGCGGTTACAATGCAAACGAGATTGCACTATTTATCCAGCTTCTGGGATTTTCTCATCACAGAGGAGCTTGTCAGAAGCAATCCTGTGAAAAAAGTGGGGACATTAAAGCTTGAAAAGGAGATCAAGAAACCATTCTCGGCTGAGGAAATGGAGCGTTTGCGTGATGCCTGCCCAGGAGTTCGAGACCGCGCCATGATAGAATTTTTGTATTCCACTGGTGTTCGTGTTTCCGAGATGGCAGCCTTAAATGTTGGTGATATCGAAATGGGACGTCAGGAATTGATTGTATATGGAAAAGGGAGCAAGGAGCGAAAGACGTATCTGACAGATTCAGCGAAGTTTTACTTGAAGAGATATTTAAAAGAACGTGATGCAAAGGATAATGAGCCGCTATTTGGTGCGGAACATCATCCTAATCGGCGTCTGACGGTGGCCGGAATCCAGTACATGCTCCGGCAACTGGGTGCCCGGGCCGGAGTAGAAAAGACACATCCGCACCGGTTTCGGCGGACAATTGCCACAGACCTGTTGGCCAGAGGCATGCCGATCGAACAGGTGAAGGAGTTTCTTGGTCACGAAAAGCTGGATACAACTCTCATATATTGCACCGTTAAGGAAGAACAGGTGAAAGCGTCCCACCGGAAGTACGCATAAGAGCAAAAAAATATAATTTTTAGGCAGGCGGAAACGGCTGCTTGTTTGCTATGCGCGGAGATATGGCGGCGGGAAATGGCAGATCTGACTGACCGGCTTAATTGTATAGTGAGATGCAGTCCACTTTTATCGATATGTCAAATTTTACTCGCTTGCAGCTCGAAGCTGTTTGGGGCGGAAATAAATTAATTATAGGTTTTGTTGGATGGAAAGGTTCTTTTTCACCAAACAATAATACAGGAGTTGTATTTGTTGGCGGTTCATGTGCCATTTTAGTTTCAATCACTGGAGAAATTTACATGCAATCGTCTGCCCAGAATGCTCCAGTATGGGAAAAACGAGGAATTCACTATAACGATATCAACGTAACAATAACTTCCGACCAATGGATAACTTCTGCAAACGGATTGAAATATTTTAATTATAACGAATGGAATCTTCCAGTAAATACAATTGGATTATCAGCAAATATATCATCTTGGGCAGGGACATCAGGAAATGTTACATGCTCAATTTATAATAATTCTTATATTCAGTTTCGATGTGAAAACGCTGTAAACTGGACTGGAACAGTGCGGATTATTTATTTCAAATAACTATAGAAAATGCAATAATCTTTATTTCTTCCAAACCGTAGTCCAGTCGGTTGCCCCCTTTAGCTTTTTATTGAGATATAAGTTTGTACCATCTGTTGAAAGTTGGATTTTAGATCCGTCGGTAGCCGTACTTGTCAAAACAATGGTATCATTATATGCATTGAATTCGTTTACAAGGTATTTGGTATTTATTAAATCACTCTTTAAGGCATACGGCGATTCCTGCCAACCCTTTGAAGCATCAATACAGTAAAAATGTTTACCACTATAAGAAAAAGCATGGAGCATTCCACGTTCACCAATACCAACTGCATTATTTTTGTCAGGAGCAATGGGCAGTGTATAGCCAATATCGAATACAAATGGATGATTCCAATCGCTCATATGCTTCATAAGTTGATCTAAAGTTGTATCTTGTGTAGTTCCATATAAACCATTACTCAAATTGTTATTTGTGGTATTCAAATCACTATACAATTGAGTGTAGAGGTCTTTCAGCACTTTCCCCTGCGCTGCTGATAAAGGTAAGCTGGAATTGTCCGTCACGCAATTATTGACAATCTGTCCGGTATGTAAAACGAACTGCAGTCCGGCCTTCAGATTACGGAAGAACTGGAAGAAATTCATCTTCGACTTCATGGTTTCAAGAAAACTTGGGAAGCTGCTAATCCCTTCCACTGTTCCGGAATCATCGAACTCTGGACTTTCAATATCCATAATATCCTGCACTGTTGCAGTTCCGGCCGGATTCACGGTAAGCGTGATCTGTGACGCATTCTGCACTGTGTGCTGAATATTGTATATGTACGCTGACGGGGAGATGTCACTCTGCACCGGCATTTCATCTGGCGTTGTCGCTTGTGTGACAGAAAATAATGTTTCCGCTCCGCCCTCAATCTTGGCATAGAGTCCGATCGTCTCGATTCGATACGTCTGATCCACTCCATCATTATCGAAGCGGACACTCACCTGTGCCACATTTCCGCCCAGTACTTTACTGTCAAATGGCAGCACACTCTGCACCACATCCTGTAGCCCAGTCAGTGCCGGAACATCGGTTCCCACCGGATATGAATAACTTGATGTTTTTGCGCTTGTGAAAATTAAAGGTTTCTCATTCGCTAACGCTTGCGCAATAAGGTTCTGTCCGTTCTCTGTTACAATGGCCGCTCTATATACTCCCATCGTTTTTTCCTCCTATTCGTTCGATATTGTCTGAATCTTGGTGCCTGATACCGCTCCACCTGTATTTGCCGCCTCTTCGATGTCATAAACGGTATGTCTGTAAATTGTCTGTACAAATACCCGTGAAACGGCTCCTGCTGCGTACAGGCGGCACGGAACACGGTTTGTTGTCTGCTGATTGGCAAGGATCTGAATGTGAGCTGGAACAACATCCCACAAAAGATCATAAAGAAGGTCGATCGCCCCGTAACGGTCTGATGTAACTTTTATCTTCAGCTTACAAGCTGCTGAATCAACGGACATCTCATATCCGTCTTCCCCGTACAGCTCCGTGAGCTTGTCTCTCAGAAATTCAATGGAAAAGGGAACGATCGTGTTGTATTTCTGCAGTACCCGTGCTCTCCGGTATTCCATCGTGTCTCCAAAACGATACGTGATCCCCAGGAGCTTTTCATAATACGCAATCGTTTCCTCATCACAGGTTGCGATGTAATTGTTGTCCTTCACCTTCTCGCTTGTTTCATCAAGCTTGTCAAGACTGTATCCATGTGCTTTTAATATCTCTCTGAATTCGATGATTGGCCGGAAGTATTCCGGCAACTGTCCTCTTAAAGTTTCTTCCGCTCTACTCACCGTTGATCACCACCGTCCCCAGTACCGGCACCTGCTGCAATGCAGATGTCTCTGTAAGCTTCAGATCTCCGCTGACGCCGTTGATCTTTACATTGGACACATTGACAACATCCTGGATCGTTAGGATGGAATAGATGATCCTGGACGCGTAGACCGTGACCGCATACGTGATCTGATGGGATTTTATAGCATCTCCCCATGCTTTACAGAGCGTATCCAGATATTCCTGAATCTTCTGCCTGATCTGATTTTTATAGGTTTTAACACCGTTCGGCATCGTCTCTACAAAATCGATGTCACATGTAATATTTAAAGTCAACGCTGTGCCTGTTGTGATCGTCACTGCCGCGCCGATCGGTGCGATCCCATATCCGTCTGCGGATGGTACGCTGCCGCCATCTTCCGGCGGGCAGATAATATTCTGAACTTTCTGGACTGTAGCTGGAAGCGCCGGCCGGAGATCATCCCCGAGGATGCTGCAGAGAACGGTCCCGCCGCCCTTCCATGCCGGATATACCTGCACGGCTCCAACTCCTTCAATTGACAGAATCTCATTTTTATAAGAGGAGATATTTCCGCCGAATGCAGCGACATCAAACGTCTCATAGAACCGGCTTCTCAGCGCTTCCTCCGTCTCCTCTTCCGTTCCGGCCATGATGATATCTCCCAGAACTGCGGAGGTAAGATTTTCCACCGGCGTAATTGGGAGCAGATTCCCGGAATAGTTGTTTCCGGATATTCCCGTATCCTTGCACTGCATCGCATAGACGTATTCCGGCCCGCCTCCGGAGATCCGGTCTCCGGTCACGAAGATCTGGGAATCTGCCCCGTTGATCGTCTTGAATTCCGACCCGGATGGAACTGCGGTGTTAAAGGTTCCTTTCCGGACTGCTGCCGTTGCCTGTTTTCTGGTAAGTCCTCGCGTCTGAACGATCTTATCCAGGCAGTCACCGACCGCAGTGGCCGGATAGGCGTTATCCTGAATCTGCTTTAAGATCATGTAAACCCCTTCCAGATACCAGGCCGCCGGTCCAATCGCTGCCTGGATCATGCTGCCTTCCCTGGTGTCAATGTTGGGATCCACCTGGTCCAACATCTCTTTCTGAATCGCTTCCCTTGTATATCCGCTAAAATCGATCACACACTCACCTCCTCCGTCAATGTTCCATATACCGTTTTCACATCAAAGCTGCAGCTCAGCTCTCCCGGTATTTTTTCCGTAAATACAAAATTTTCCACTGTAAGGATTCGGCTGTCTCCTGAAAATGCATCTTCGATCCGGCGGGGAAGTTCACTTTCGATGTAATCCTGTTCTTCTCCCACCAGGTTCTCCAGTTCACTTCCAAAATCAGACGAATAGATCTGCCACCGGAACCGTTCATTCTGAAGGATGATCTCCACGGCCTGACGCATTGCAGGAAGTCCTTCATCCATGCCGGAGACCTGTTTCGATGACCAGTCGATCAGGAATGTCCTTGTCGGTTTTTCCACATGATGCAGGGTCACATCAAGCCCCACACCTTCTGGTAATACTGCCATGATGACCTCCTTATGTGATCTTTGATAATACAATAAACTGCTGCCCTTTTTGGACTCGGAGGAGCAGGACCTTGTCTCCCGCTTTTAACCCTTCCGTGACTGTTACTGTTCCACCGGCACCACCCTTCACCTGCTCCGTCCGCTCGATGACGTTGCTCGTCAGGATCAGCGCATTCCCGGAAATCGGCGGCAGGGAGGTATCTGTCTGGATCGTGAGCGGAGAGGTCTTTGTGACGGTCCCAGTGGCCTTGTCCGTCATTTTTATCGCATTCATATAGTTTTTTACGATCTCCTGAAGGACTCCAAGAAGTTCCGTTGTCATATGATGCTCACACCTCCCAGTTGTTCAAATGATTTCACTTCAATCTGCATGGTATGGTCCTCTCCTTCCCATTTCTGCGTCACCTTTTCTGCAAGGAGCAGCCTCGACGTGGCAAGATCTTCAATATCCCCGACCTTAACCGGCAGAATCATGCCGGCACGGATCTCCGGCACTCCGATTGCCTCCAGCTTCAACGTCTGAAGGACCCGGTTGTAATACTGGAGATATGCCTCACACATCTTGTCGATCTGTGCCTCATTCAGGTTCTCATCCACCTCATCATAATACTGCAAAAGCCCCCACTTTTTGATCGTATCGGTGTCTTCATGCACGTACACGTCGGTGCGTCCACTCTTTTCATTCTTCCGGGCAAGCTTCACGCGGTTATAGGTATCAGAATCAATATCACGCTTATAGGTGTAGTCTGTTACCAGACTGCCATCTCCTACCATTGTGTTCGTAAACCAGTTTTTCGCTTCCACAAGCGTCAGTTCTCCGGCTTTATCGTACAGGATGAAGATCTTCCCGGTCTGGACAATGGTCTCTGACAGCGCGTCAAATACAATGTTCAGACAGTCATCATTTTCCTTCAGAAATGTCGGAAACACATACCCGGTTGTTTCCAATGTTCCTACTTTCAAGCCAAAGTCTCCGGCAATCCGCGTAAGGATCTGTTCAAAACTCATGTTGTCAAGGGAATAGCTGGCATTCGCTTTCAGGTACCGAAGCTGATCATAGGCGGTATAGGTTGTCTCACCATCCCTGGTACGTTCAATGGTAAACACATATCCTTTGAACAGCTTTGTTCCATCGACACTGTACTCCACGGAGCTTCCCTCCGGAATCCCGATCGGACCATCCTCCAGACAGGAAAACTTTAACTTTCCAGGCGCATCCATCCGGTTCGTCGTGAACTCGATCTCTCTGGCAACCTCTATGTATTCCATGATCGTTATCAGGTCTGAACCATCGGGAGCTTTTCCTTTTATTTGGACCTGCAATGATCTCTCCATCTTTCATCACCCCGTAATCTGCAACTGGCTTTCCTGTACCCATCCATAGGATCCGACGTGGACCGGATACGGGTTCCCGGAAACGATCCGAGTCACCGTAGTGCTCAGGTTGTTGGCCGTTCCATGAGGTCTACCGCCGTAGCTGTCATAGCAGTATTCCCCGTTTACGATCACCGCGGCACCGACACGAAGAACCGGGGATTCAACCGCCCTCGGAGTCTCTGTGGATGCCTCAGCGCTTGCCTGCCCTGTGGCAGGAGTCTTTAATATCGAGACGATCTTCGGTGCATAGGAGCGATACTCCTGTAATTCCAGGCTGTAATAGATATCTTTGGGTTCCCCGCCCTTATCCTTCGTCTCAAAGTTTGAAACAATGCATTTCATATTGGTGTCGGATCCACCGGACCTTGTGATGATCAGACGGCAGATCTGCTTTTTCTTCAATGCTTTTTCGAAATATTTCAAATAATAGGATGGAGATTTTGCCCTACCGTTTACATACACGGCCTGGCGATCTCCCGGGAAAAAGGATTCCCAGGATACCTCTTTTAAAGAAGGCTTCCTGGGAACCACGATCTCACCCACACCGATGACGTCATACGTTTTATGGTCTGTCGGATTTTTTATTTCAATCTCTTCCGGGTTTACCGGGAGCTTTACCTTCTTTCCGGCAAATGCCAGATAGATCGAACATCCGATTTTTAATTTTGCCATGAACACACTCCTTTCATCATCCGTGCGATACCGATGTCTGGGAGTTCATCTGCTCGATGAGCATCTTCCGGATATAATCCGTGACATCATCGGCCGTCAGGTTTCCACCCGCTGATTCCGGAATCGACACATTGATTTCCGGTGCCAGAGTCTTCAGCTCGATCTTATTCATATACCGTCGTTCCGCAAGATCCCGGTAGATTTTCAGATCTTCATCTGACAATTTGATATCATCCACCTTGCCGACTTTTCCAACCTTCGCGACCTTATCGATATTGTTTCCGCCGGAAAGGTCCAGGTCGTTGAAGCTTCCCGCGAGTTTTCCAATATCAAGATCCAGATTGTCCAGTTTGGAACCGAGATTTGCCCCGTAGTTTCCCCATTCTGCCGCTGTAGCACCGATATCAAGGTTTGCCATCCGCTTTATCTGGATTGCATTCTCTCCAAAGGTATCGTCTACCCAGCCAGATAGTTTTCCGCGGAAGCCACTCACAGCCCCCTGAAGATGAGAACCTGTCAGTGCATCGATCGCACCTGCCGCAGTTTCTACCATACTGAGGATTGTATCCAATGCATTCGAAAACAGATGTGCAATAGCAGCAACCGGATCGTTAAATACATTCGCGAAGAACTCTGCAAACGAAGCGATCACATTCCAGAGTGTGGCAAATACATTGTAGCCAACTGCGTAGGTCATTCCGAAGACCTGTCCGACCCAGCCGCCGACTTCCTGCATCCCGATTCCAAACTGCTGTGCTGCGATCAATGCTCCCGCAAACAATGCCACCAGGAGC